CAGCAGCGACAGGCAGAAAGATTTATAAGTAAGATGATTAGGTCAGGTATGATTGCTAAAATATCTTTAAAAGTAGAGGATAAAGTAAGTATACAGTATTATTTAAATCCTATTTACTTTTTTAGTAGCAATAGAATACCTTTGAATTTGTATTTAATATTTAAAGAGCAGCTTGACGATGTATTGCCGGAATGGGTTAAAGATAAATATTTAGAGATTAAAGATATTAAAAAGTAAGGAGTTGATAATATGGCTGGAAGTATTGGAAATCAAAATGCTAAAGGTTGTGAAGATTCAGGAAGACCACTTAAATATGAACCAGCAGCGTTTAAAGCACTGTTTGATAATTATATAGGAGAATGTATTGAGAATAGTAAACTTGCAAATGTTATTGGATTCTGTGTGTATGCTGATATAGACAGGGAAACTTATTATAATTACAAGGATAGAATCGAATTCATCGGCACTTTAAAAAGAATTGAAGCTATTTTAGAGGATTTTAGTATCCAAGCAGCTAATTCAGCAAGGAATCCAGCATTTAGTATATTTTATTTAAAGAATAAATTCGGATGGATAGACAAGCAAGAGATTACCCAAGATGTTAACCTAAACAATATTAAAGTAAAAAAACCCAGTTTTGATGAAGAATGACCCTTATTAATGTATAAACTATGAACAAAACACCTTACTTGATGTCGCTTAATTAGTAGTAAATGAGTAATAACACCTACAAATGGCTCTGTTAAGCCATCGTTCGCAGGTGGTGCGAAGTCGTTAAATGAATCTTTAGCGACATCATAGTAATTAGCGTGTCAATCATGTGACATTAATACTATGCTATGTCCTTGCCTTGTCTATGTACTTGCCTATGCTTTGTCTTGACTATGTAAGTGCTGTGCTGTAACAGTGCTGTATTTATGCGTTACTGCCTTGGCTTGGCTAGTTCATGGTTTTCTTAGCTGGAGAACGAGGACCCCTTCGATGGGGGAGGGTACTCATATATATACCATAGCACTTGTAGAAAATGCTATACATAATGCCAAAACCAATATTCGAGATTCCCATTTTGAAAAATTCATATCCATAATGCCAAAGGTAAGAAGGTGATTAAAATATATAATATTGATTTTAGTGGATTGAATGAAATGACTAACCCATGGGTACAACGACTTTTTGAAAACAGAAATCGCTATATTTGCTGTAAGGGTTCAGCTGGTTCCGGTAAGTCCTATGGAATAGCACAACTCCTAGTATACCGTATGTTAGCAGAAGAAGGGCACAACTGCCTTGTAATACGTAAGGTAGGAAACACCCTTAGAGAATCATGCTTTAACCTACTTAAAGAAGTTATATATTTATATGGTTGTGAAAAACTATTTAATATTAATAAAACTGAAATGTCTATTGAATGTATGAATGGTAACAGGTTTATTTTGAGGGGCTTGGATGATAGTGATAAAATTAAGTCCATTAATGGCATAACTGATATGTGGTTAGAAGAGGCGAGCGAGCTTGAAATATCAGAATTTCGCCAGTTAGACATAAGGTTACGTGGAAGATCCAAAAATCCTAAACAAATGTTTATAACCTTTAACCCAACATATATTACTCATTGGTTAAAGGCTGAATTTTTCGACAACAGAAAACCAAATGCAACAGTAATAGAAACTACCTATAAGGATAATATATTTCTTGATGAAGAAGCTTGTAAAGTCCTAGAGGGTTTTAAAGACACTGACCCATACTTTTATATGGTGTACGCATTGGGGCATTGGGGAATAACAGGTGGTTCTTATTTTTCAGAATTTAGGGAAAGCGTCCACGTTGTAACCCCTATCACAATCCCAGACTACTGGAAACGATACGTAAGTATAGATTATGGCTTAGATATGTTAGCAGCCTTATGGTTCGCTGTAGACACCCATAACAATGCCTATGTTTATAAGGAGCTATACGAAAGTGATTTAATTATTTCAGATGCAGCCAAAAGAATTAAAGAAGTTAACAAAGGTGATAAAATAGACATTTACTATGCACCTCCTGACTTGGATAATCGTAGACAAGAAACTGGCAAAAGTGCACTTGATATATTTTACGAGCATGGATTGCCTTTTATTAAATCTAATAACAACAGGGTTCAAGGCTGGTTTAATGTAAAAGAGTGGTTAAAGCCTAGTATGACAAAAGATGAACAAACGGGAATAGAAAAACTAGAAGCACCTTTGAGAATATTCCCTTGCTGTAAGAATTTAATCAGATGTATGCCGCAAATTCAAACTGACAAGAACGACCCTAACGATTGCGCTAATACTCCGCATGAGGTCACCCATATAAATGACAGTCTTAGGGGATTCTGCACTATGAGGGTTAGTCCTTCAATAGCTACAGCAAAACCTAAACAACAGTTACCATATGCTTTAAGAAATGAAAATACTAAAAATCAAAATATAATAATGGAGTGGTGAAAATGCTAGACTTATTTAATAACACATTGCAATTATTTAAATTTGGAGACGAAACCTTTATCCAAGATGGTAAAAAGATGTGGGTATATGATGGCTTCACTATTAAAGAAGTTGAATTTAAACCTACCATAAAAGAAGGTGAATAAATGATATACATGATTTTAGGAACAATTTACGGATTGTTTCTTTTTTATGCTCAATTTCAAGCTACGTATTAGGTTTAAAACATGGGAAACAACTTTCAGAGAAAATAATACCAACATTAAACAACCCTATCAAAGAGGTTATACAACACTTTGAAGCTAAAAAAGAAGAAAACGAAATAAAGTCAGTAATCGGTGAGTATTGGGGTGAGTAAATGCTAAGTAGAGAAGAGCGATTAGAACAATCTAAAGAAAATTTAAGAAAAATATTTGCTAAAAATCCAGACTTGAAACAAGCATTTAAAGAAACTATTGAAGAAATGAGAAAGCCTGAAAACATTGAGAAAATGACAAAAGATATTCATAGTGTAGTGAAAGAATTTGTCAGCATAAAAGAAAATTTGAAACATAAAGAAGGTGATTAAATGAGTATTATTATAGGGCTTCTCATAGGAGGGCTTTTTTTTCTGTCTAATATCTCTTCATATATCCTTGGCTTAAGACACAAAAACCAAATTATACAAAATATAATACCTTTTACACCGTTACAAGTGGCAACAAAAAAGGTAGTTGATATTATTGAACAATATAAACCTAAAAAAGAAGAAGAAAAGGAAACAACAGTAGATCAATTCGGTATAAGGTGGTGAGTAAATGGAAGTCAAGAAAGAAAATGTTGACGAAATAATAAAACAGTATGAAAGCGTAAAGCAATATAAAACTAGCATGGGTTTTATAAAGAATTGGGCTGAAAGTATAGATTTTGTTGAGGACAGGCAATGGATTAAAACAAAAAAGAATGAGAATATGCCTAAACCACAACATAATATTATAAAACTAGCTAGGCGAACTAAAACAAGTGCTATTTCATCAGACACAATAAAGATTATATTTAGTCCACTAGAACAAGTCGAAGATAACGGACTATCCCTAGAAGCAAGCAAGATGTTTAATGATGCCATTATAGAAACAAATGAGGATATTGACCAGGAAGAGTTGGACAGTGAAGTCGTAGAAAATGCCTTTGATTTAGGAACTGGAATATCCTTTTATGCTTGGAATAATGACTTTCACGGTGGATATAAAACAAAATTCATAGGAAATATAGAGGGAGTTTGCGTGGACCCTGTTGATGCGTTCCCCGGCAATCCTCAATGCAGGAACAAGGACAAGCAGCCATTTTGGATATTACATTTTAGAGAAATGGTGGATACAATCAAAAAAGAGGCTAAAGGTAATGAAATTCCCGAAGAACAAATAGCTTTAATAGTTGCTGATAAAGACACAGCTACCGACAGCTACGAAGCTTCAAAGTATGAAGTTACTGGCGAAGATAAAACAAGTGTATGGATTAAGCTATGGAGAGATATAGATGATAAGAAAATATATTTCCAAAAGGCTACTAAGTCATGTTTATTCAAGCCTAAAACTGCCATGTGGGATTATGATGGAGAAACCGCGGAACCGTACCCACTTGCAGTATTAAACTGGGAAACTCGCAAGAAGAGTATTTTTGGTATAGGCGAAGTTGAAGGTATGATTTTTAATCAGAAATCAATTAACTTCATATCAGCTATGCAATTAATGAATGTTCAAGACACTGGCTGGTCAAAATATATAGTTAAATATGATGCACTTAAAAGCCCTATGCAAAATGTACCTGGTGAAATAGTAAACGATGAATCTAATCAACCTGGCGAAAACATAAAACCTATGACACCAGCACAAATGAGTAACCAAGGTTTTCAAGTATTAGATAACATGATTACCAATACTCGTATATTTAATGGTATCAGCGAGAGTGTAACAGGCGAAAGTATGGGCGCTAATATGTCTGCTGCTGCGATTATAGCACTGCAAGGACAAGCAAAAGCACCTTTAGATGGTAACCGTAAAAAAGTTATTCGCTATCACAAGCAAGTTGCAAGAATAAAAGAAATGTTTTTCAAGACTAAGTTTGATTTACCTAGAGTTATCGGCACTAAAAATGAAGATGGAACACAAGGAAGTACAGAATTTACAGGCACAAAGTACAAAGATATACCTTTAAAGTTAAAAATAGATGTAGGGATAAGTAGTAGCTATTCAGAGAGTTTGGCAGTTGCTACACTAGATAAGTTTTTAGACAAGGGATATATCACACCGTTGCAATATGCAGATTTAGCACCTAAAAACGTAATGCCTTTTGCTGAACAGTTTAAGAAAATGAAGGAACTTGAAAAAGTGGACCAGTTAAAACAAGCTGAACAAGCCTTACAAAAACAGGCTGATACAATCAAGATGTTACAACAGCAAGTGCTAGACCATAAAAATGCACTTCAAAGGTTTAATGAACCTGCAATGCCTAAGGAAAGACCACAACAAAATCAAGGAGGAATGTAAAAATGTTAGTTAAAGAATTAATGGAATTGCTTTCTAAGTTAGATGGAGAATGTCAGATTACACATAGGGATGGTAAACCTATAGAAAAAATAAAAGAAACTGTAACTACTGTCACAGAAAAGGAAATTACATTATGTTAGATTTGTGTTCTAAATGTGGTTCAATTTTAAAGGTGAGAGAAGGTAAGTATTCCAGTGAACTAGGCACAAACAAAGTATTTTTTACTCAAGAAATCATGTGCGATAACAAACAATGTGAAAATAATCAGATCGTAATTGATACTGTTAAACATGAAATGAATTAATTAAACCGTTGCATTTTAAATGTATCGGTTATTTTTATGCCCTGAGCAAAGGCTTTAAAAGGCTACGGAACGAAATCATCCCAAGCCGTGGGTAAAAAGGCGGAAGGAATTATTTATGGAAGAGAATATTGAAAGTTCTGTAAACGCAGAATCAGAGAATGTCGTGGATTCTCCAATAGAACAAACTCAACCTGTATCAAGCGAAGAAGTGGTAGTCGCTGAACCACAACAGGAAGAAAAACCTCAACAATCCCAAGAGGATAACGCAAAATTTGCAAATATGCGTAGGCAAATCCAACAGGAATCAGATACAAGGGCGCAAAAGAAAATAGATGAACATTATGACAAAACTTATGGTAAATCAAACGGAATCCACAGTGAAGCCGAATATAACGAAGCCGTAAGAATACAAGATTTACAAGCCGAAGCTGAAAAGCAAGGTATTGACCCAGCATTTTATAAGCGTTTCAACGATATGGAAGAAGAAAACAAGGCAACAAAGTCCGAGAAAGCCGAGTATCAAAGGCAGTTAGCACAAATTAAGGAACATGAAACTTTGACTAAAGACGAGACATTTTCTGAATATTACGGTGAACATGAAACCGAAATAAAGGATAATGCTAACGCATGGAACGTAGACCTCACAACAGCAATGATGATGTCAATAAAAGACAACTTCAAGGCTATAAAAGAGGGTACAACTAAAAAAGTACAGCAAGACACTATAAAATCAATTATTAAAAATGGAAAGTCCTCAACTGGCTCATTATCACAAGGCGGAGGGAACAGCAATCCAAGTGTAGGTAATATGCCTAAGGAGGATTTTAACAAACTCTTAGATAGGGTTAGGAGTGGCG